GGGGCTTGACGCGGTCTATCAGCTGGAGATAGGTCGGCGCGATTGCCAGATGGCATTCGTCGATGATGATCAGATCCGCTGGCGGGAGGTCGCCGCGGAGAGCAGCAGACCAGACCGACACCACCTGGACCCGATGCTGATACTCCCGATCGCAACCGGGCTGGATCCGTCCGAACGGAATGCCGGCCGCTTCCAGCCGGCCCGCGGTGTCGCCCAGGATTTCCTCCAGATGGGCGAGGAACCAGACGGAGCGGCCCCGCGCCAGTGCAAGACGGACGATCTCAACGGCCGTGGCGGTTTTGCCGAATCCAGTCGGAGCCACCAGAACGGGCCCCCTGGCGCCGGCGCCATAGGCCTGCTGTAGGTCTGCGATGGCCTGGGTTTGACGGGGGCGGAGTTGCATCGCTGTTGCTGATTGGTTGGAGCCCACCTGCTTGCACGGGCAGCAATGCACCGAACCCCCGTGTCCACTACGGACCCTGATCAGCCATCCACGCGGTCGGCCCACCGCTTGGCCGGAGCAGTGGCACGCATCAGGCAGGGAGCAGGCGATGGCCCCGGTCGCACCCTAGCGCATCGCTAGCGGTTCGCTGGTATGGTGCGATCATCACGACAACGGAGCCAGATGCCCAGGCCGGACCAAGTGCCGGAAGACCAGCAGGTGGTCACCTTTCAGGCGCCACGCGTGCTCGTGGCGGATTTCGACGCGAGGGCCCGCGCCAGGGCACTCAGCCGGGCTGGCCTGCTGCGTCAGCTGATGCTCAGCGCCACCGACCGTCACAACGACCCAGCGGCCTAACCCAGTGGGCTATCTCGAACGGGTCACGGCCGGACGATGGCCGGAGATCCTCAGCGCTCTGGCGGGGCTGCCGTCTGATGTGTTCAATGGCCGCGCCCAAGGCTGCCCTGCCTGCGTACGCAACGGCATCGCCCTTGGCTCTGGCCGGAATCGCGACCGCTTCCGCTGGGATGTCAGCGACGGCATGGGCGAGTGGTTTTGCAATCAGTGCGGCGGCAAGCATGGCCGCGGCGGCGGCGGCAACGGCCCCGATCTGCTGATGCGCATGCTGGGGTGCGATTTCCCCACGGCAGCCGCCAAGGCCGAGACCTACTGCGGGTTGGTCACCGCGGCGCGGCCAGTGACGCCGGGCCCCACCACTTCGGCACCCTCGAGGCGGACACGCAAACCGGCCCGGATCCCCGCGGCGCCACCGGTTGGCACGCCCCCGCCAGCGCTGGGTGGGGCTGAGGAGCAATACCCCTATGGGGCTGATGAGGCCCAGCCCGACTTCTGGATCCAGAGGATCCCCCAGCCGCCGAAGGTGCCAGGCGGCAAGCCAGACAAGATCTTCGTCCACCGCACCTGGCTGGACGGCCGCTGGCATCGGCCCAGCAAACGGGACGCCTTTACCAGCGAGTGGCCCGCGCCGCGGCCCATCTACCGGCTGCCGCAGCTACTGGCCGCGCCTGACGCGCCGGTGTTGGTGGTCGAGGGGGAGAGGACCGCGAACCGGGCGGCCCTGCTGTTCCCGGATCATGCGGTGGTGGCCTGGTGCCACGGCAAGGAGGGAGCCAAGCACACCGACTGGGCACCCATGGCGGGCAGGACCGTCACGCTCTGGCCGGATAACGACCGCGACGGCCGCGCGGTGATGGCCTGGCTGGCAGACCACCTGCAGGGGTTGGGATGCACCGTGGCGATGGTGGCCTCACAGGAGACCGAGCAGCCGGCGAAGTGGGACCTGGGCGACGCCTGGCAGGAGGGCTGGACTCCCGAGCATGCCGCCGCAGAGCTCCAGCGCTTGGCGCAATCCGTGCTCACCGGTGGAGCGCCAGAACCCCCCGCACCCCCCACTGGTGAGCCAGAGCGGCCCCGGTTTCCGTTCGATCTGCTGGGGTTCGATAACGGGCTGTTCTTCTATCAGCCTCACGCGACGGGGCAGGTGATCCGGCTCACAGCAGCGAGCCACAACGCCGCGCACCTGAACATGCTGGCCCCTCTGCAGTGGTGGGAGGCAGCGTTCCCTGGCGGGCGCGGGGGACCCAACTACGTGGAGGCCAGTTCCCGGCTCTACGAGCTCCAGCACAAGGTCGGCATTTTCGACCCCGCACGGATCCGCGGGCGCGGCGCCTGGTGGGACGACGGCAGGTCGGTTCTACACTTAGGTGATCGGCTTTTGGTTGATGGTGTGGAGCAACCGCTCCAACTACCGGGATCGCGGTTCAAATATCAGCGGCTGGCGGCGATCGAGCTGCCGCAGGACGTGCAGCCGCTGACGGCAGAGCAGGGCGCCGAGATCATCACCATCGCCGGTGGGTTCCTCTGGGACGTGCCGGCCAGCGGCCTGCTCCTGGCCGGCTGGGCGGCCCTGGCGCCGATCGGTGGGGCGCTGCGGTGGCGGCCCCACATCTGGCTCACCGCTGGCAAGGGCTCGGGCAAATCCACCTTGCTGGATCGCTTCCTCGGCACCCTGCTGAGGGATCTGGCGCTCTGGCCTGAGGGCAGCAGCACAGAAGCCAGCTTGCGGCAGAAGCTCCGTTGTGATGCCCTCCCCGTGGTGATGGATGAGGCCGAGAGCAACGAAAAGAGCGACCGGATCCGCATGCAATCGATCCTTGCGCTAGCCCGCGTGAGCTCCAGCTCAAGCCGTGGGTTCATCGGCCGCGGCGGCGCCGATGGCATCGCCCAACAGTTCATGGTGCGGTCCATGTTCCTGCTTTGCTCCATCAACCCAGCGCTTAGGCACGGGGCCGACGAAAGCCGGTTCGCTCAGTTGACGATGCGGAACCCGGCCAGCCTGCCAGAGGCTCAGCGGCACGCCCACTGGCGGGACCTGGATCAGCGGCTGACCGCGGAGATCACCCCCGATACCGGCCATGCCCTGGCGGCCCGAATGGTGCGGCTCATTCCTGTGGTGCGCGATGCGGTGGCGGTGTTTCGCGCCGCGGCGGCCCAGAGGCTCGGTAGCCAGCGGCAGGGGGACCAGTATGGGACCCTGCTGGCGGGCGCCTGGTGCCTGATGCACGATCGCGTGCCGAGCGAGGCGGAAGCGCTGCGGCTGATCGACGAACAGGACTGGGAACCCTACCGGGAGGCAGCGGAGCAGTCCGACGAACAACGGTGCCTCCAGTTTCTCCTTCAGCATCAAGTCAGGGTCGAGCTTGAGCGCATCGTGGTTGACGGGCCGCGCGTCAGCGCCCGCAGCTCCGTGATCACTCGATCGGTCTGGGAGCTGGCAGAGGCGGCACGCAGCGGCACCGAGGGGGGTGACGTGCCGGTAGATGCTGCCGTGGCGCACCTGGGGCGGCTAGGGTTTCGCGTGGATGGGGATCGACTGCTGATCTCCAACACGGCCGAGGGCATCCGTCGCATCCTGCGCGAGACACCTTGGGGCGCCAGCTGGAGCACCGTGCTGGGTCGATTGGATGGAGCGGAGAGAGTGGGGCCAACCAGGTTCCCGGGGATCGCTGGAGTGAGCAGATCAGTCGCTATCAGGGTTTTCGGGGATTAGGGCGTTACGGTTTTTGTTACAGCGTAACCAGGCGTAACAACGCAGATCCCTTGCGGGGACTGGGTTGTTACGCCTTTTGTTACGGGAGCACTTTTAGAGACCCATACGCGTGTGCGCGCGTAGTTACGCTTTGCCCCTTCCCCCTATAAATATATTTTTATCTGTATAGATGTAACAACGTAACAAGGGGCTGAGAGTCGCTGCGGCGCAAGGGATCCGGGCGTTACGCTTTTTGTTACGCCCTGTTACCGCTGTAACAGGCTGCCTAGGGGCTTGCCAGGTGTGACCCTATGCGCTATTGTGTGGAGACAGGCGGGAGGCCCGCCGCACACTCACCACCAGCAATGAACACTGCTCCAGCCTTGGAAATCCGCAAGGTCGGCCGCTCCTATGCCGTCTGCGCCGGGAAATCAGTCTTCTGCCGCTTCCGCACCGAAGCTGAGGCAATCGCCGAGCTACAGGCCAACCGCGCCTTGTGGACCTACTGGGCCGGCTCTGTTGGCGTCTCAGTCGAAAACGCCGAATGGGTCACCATCTGGGCTTGACCCCACGGCCCGCCGGAGCCTGTCCGGCAGCATCCCGCCACTTCCCCTATGGACATTTCCAACCGCGACGTTGCCACAGCACTTAGGTGCATGGCATGGGAACGCGCAAAAGGCGAACTACGGTCTATGTTGCACCCATTAGATAATGGTTACAAAGAAATGGAAATGGAAGAAGATATCGAAAAGTTTATTAAACATTTTGAGGGGAATTATCTGTGATTCCCCCGGCCCGCCGGAGCCTATCCGGCAATCCACCTTCACCCCACCGCACCCCAGCAATGACCAACGATTTCCCTGGCCACGTCCCCGGCCATCCCTATTTGCTCAACCGTGAGCAGTTCGCCGCATTCGCGGCCATCAAAATAAAGCCAGACGATGATGGCTCTGCAGTTGCCAGTTTTTGGGCAGACATCGCCGCTTTTGAGGCGCGACGAGCCTTTGATCCAGGATCAAACTGCTGTCATAGCAGCCTAAAGATGAGCACAGATTGCGGTTCCCCTATGCGGTGGGAATACACCACCACATCGGGAACGGTGCTGTACGCTTATGAATCTCGGCAATTTGAGGTCTGGTTCACAGAAGAGTATCCATACGAAGACTATCGCACACCCGACCCAATTTTTCAGGTAACGATCCCAGCGGACCGGGATCAGCCCGGCCGGTATCACTGGGAGCAGTTGCGCAACGGCGGCGCCTACTGCAGCTGACCCCCCCCACGGCCCGCCGGAGCCTGTCCGGCAGCATCCCGCCACTTCCCCTATGGACATTTCCAACCGCGACGTTGCCACAGCACTTAGGTGCATGGCATGGGAACGCGCAAAAGGCGAACTACGGTCTATGTTGCACCCATTTTGGAGGGAATACGAAAACGGAAAGCCTGTAGATAATGGTTACAAAGAAATGGAAGAAGATATCGAAAAGTTTATTAAACATTTTGAGGGGAATTATCTGTGATTCCCCCGGCCTGCCGGAGCCTGTCCGGCAGCATCACACCGCTTCCAATTTCATGAAAACCCTTCGCGACCGCCTTGGCAAAAGGCTTCGCATTCATGGGCCAGCAGCGTCCCACCATCTGATTCAGGCGACTACGGCAGCTAATTGGTGGCAGACCGCACCTCGCCGCCTCCGTCGCCGTGGAGCTCGCCATTGGTGGCGATGCGTTTATCGCATCGGCGAATTTTGGCCAGAGCACTGGCGCGTCACCAACGCTGCTGGCGGTGTTATTCACGTGCGCCAACTCAGCCGCTACAGCCACACCCATGACCATCACCGTCAGGAGAAACCCGATGCCTAACCCCACTCCCACCGATTGGTGCCAGGTTCCTTCCTGGCGGGGGGCCCATGCCTGACAGCGGAGCCGTCAAAACCCAGCGCTGGCGGGATCGCAAGGCCCGCCGCCTGCCGCCCCTGCAATGGCCGATCTGCATCGGTTGCGGGCGCGAACATCGCGGGGCACGGGGGGAGCACTGCTCCCGCTGCTGGGAGAAGCTCACCCCTGAGGGACGAGCATTCAAGGCTCGGCGAGTCCGGGATGCCAGGGCCAGGGCCAAGGCTAGGGCACTGGAGCGGCAGGGTGACGATATGTGAAGCGTCCTGCTGCTGAGTGGCAGGACGTGACCGTATGCGCTACTATTAGGTCATCGGGAGGCAACCGCCTCCTCCGGGGCACTGACCCCTGGCCCGCGGGGAGCCTGCCCAGCAGTCGGCAATCCCCGCAACCCACCCACCGCATTCCCACCCATGGCCACCATCAGCATCCGCACCTACGCCGACACCGCTGCCAGCCTCGATCTGTGGCGCGAATACGTCGACCCTCACATGGCTTTCTCCGACGAACAGTTTGAGGCCATGTCAATCGACGAGCGCATCGCGTACCAGGTCGAAACATTCGGCCCCGAGCCAACTGATGCAGAGATCAACGAAGACATCGGTTTCGACGCATAATCCGCACCCACGGCCCGCCGGAGCCTATCCGGCAACCATCCCACACCCCACCACCTCGCCACCATCCCATGGACACCAATTTGAATGCGCTTCTTGAAGAGCGCGGCAAACGCTACGGGGAGTTCACTGGTCACGCCGAAATCACGATTAAGCTAAAAAGCGAAATCGGCCGTGCAATCGCTAAAAAAGGCCGCAGCTTGCAACCAGATCAACTGGAAGCTTTGCACATGATCGCCCACAACATCGGCCGGATCCTCAACGGCGACCCCAACTATGCCGACAGCTGGCGGGACATCGCTGGCTATGCACAGCTGGTTGCTGATCGCCTCGATCGTGAACAACTCCGCACATCAGCTCCCGAAACCGAAACCGGATCCGAAACTTCGCTGAGCAAGTTCGGCCCTTGCGAGATGCCGCTGGGCTGATCGTTGACCCACCACACCCCACCACCACACTCACTGCACGCATGCTTCCCGTATCCGCCCGCGCCAGCCGCAAGGCCGCTCAAGTCGTTGCCTGGTGGCCAACTGCACCCCGCCGCTACCGACGCTCCGCCGCTCGCTGGTGGTGGTCGTCCTGCGATCGCACCAGCGGTACCTGGCCAGAGCAGTGGCGTGTAATCAACGCCGCCGCTGGCGTTGTCGAGACCGCCTGACCCGGCAACCCCAGGGCTTCTTCATCCCTGCCCCTTGCCGAGTGTGACGCTGTGCGCTACAATAGGCAAGCCGGGGAGGCCCGGCGACCCACCGCACCTCGAAACATGAATCGCACCGCACAGGCCCTGATGGCAATCAGGCTTCTGCAGTCCCTCCCAAGCTGGGAGCGGATCAGCGTTGTTTACGGCGACATCGACGAGCATCTCGAAGATCTCGCCGGTGACTTGGAGAACAACGAGTGGGATGACCTTCTGGTCACTGATGAAGAGCTCGCAGCCCTGCGAGCCGATCAGCAGTGGGTCAGTCAGGTCATCACTGAAGCCGCCGCCGCTGCAGCCGCTTGAGCACCAGCCCCCGGTAACCCCGGGGGTTTTTTATGACAATCTGTGAACTGGCCAGGCGACGCGCGTCAACCGTGACCCTATGCGCTACAATATGTTCATCGGGAGGGAGGCCTCCCACAACCCCACCACCAGCAATGAAAGCCCTCTACATCACCGACGAAGTCACCACCTGCGAATGCTGCGGTCGCTCTGAGCTCAAGGCCACGGTTGCCATGCAACTCAGTGACGGCGGCATCTTGTTCTACGGTCGCACTTGTGCCGCACGCAATAGCGGCAAGACCAGCAAGCAAATTCGCCAGGAAGTCTTTGCTGAGGAAGCGCGTCAGCAGAGGCGCCAGGAAAAGATGGCCGCTAATGCAAAAGCACTCGCCGCCTGGCAGGCCAACAATCTCAACTGTCCTGTTCTGGAGGTTCAACGTCGCAACTACCACCAAACCGGTGGATTCAGCGTTCATGGCAGCTTTCCGCAATGGCTGCAGAATCGCGCCCTTGGGCTGACCATCTGACCCCACCCTCGCCCCGGCTCACCACCGGGGGCTTTGCCACGCTCCACCATGCAAATCACCTACGTCACCAGGGAGTTAAATCAGCCCCCCGCAAGGCAGGCTGTCCTTAGCATTCGAGCCTTGCTGGTCTCTGGAGGCTCCATTGACCGCCCAGGCATCATTCGTCGCTTCATTGAAGTTGGCATCAGCGAGCCCCAGGCATCTCGTTTTGCCGATCATCTGATCTGGGCCAACACCGATGTTTTGGCCCGCTTTCGGTGGGGAGTCCGGGGTTCCAAAGGTCGCGAGGTCTATAGGCACCCTCGCTGACCAGGGGCTGTACAATGCCCTTACTGAGTCGGCCCTGACCGTGAGGGGGGCGCCCTGGTCTGTTCGGTGGGGCACGCCAGCGGTACCGAAGGCTCAGTCCCATTCACCCCCTGGCGGGTTCCCCTGGGGCCCGCAGAGCGGCTATGCTGGCCCTGTTGCGCTTCGTGTTGCTCTGTGCCCGTCGGACGCCCGACATCCCTGACCCCAGAGATGATCCCCATCGCTGCGGAAGTGGCTCGGGACTGCCCCACCATGGCAGCCATTGGTAGAACTCTTGGGGTGCGTCGTCACACCGTTAGCGATTGGATCCGCAAGGGCGAGGAACCGGATGCACCGGAACCCTTTGCATCGTTTGCGACCGCCATTCATGCAGCCATAGCAGAGTCGGAAATTACGCTTACTCGAAAGCTGCAAAATGGAGACGGCAGAGACGCAGCCTGGATCCTCACTCACAGTCCCTTCTTCCGCGATGAGTGGTCCGACGCGGCATCCGAGCGCCGCGCCGTTCAGCGGGCCATGGCTGGCGTTGTGAACGCGATCGACGGGGCAGGGCTCACCGACGACCAGCGCATGCGGCTACTGCTGGGGATCAAGGCGCAAGGCATTGGCGTGTCTATGGAGGGGGAGGGGTGATCTGCAGTCTTGAGCCGCACCCCATCCCTTCCCTTGATGGGGCTGATCAGCAGGGCTGAGCCATGCGACCCGATCGCCCGCCTTGGACGGCCGCAGAGGAGGACCAGCTTCACGCCCTGGCAGGTGATATGCCATTGGGTATCCTTGTCCAACAGTTTCACGTATGGGCCAAAGAAAACGGCGGATTCATACGCACAGCTAGCGCGATTGAGCGACGATTGCAGAAGCTGAAGTTATCGGGCCTTGTTAGAACTGGCGAATGGGTTACAACCGGAGGAGCCGCAGAGATTCTCGGTTGTCCGATAGGCAGAGTCGAGGGTTGGGTACAGTCTAAAACTATTTCCGCAGTCCTCGAACCACAGTGGTACAGCGGACGCTACTACATTTCCCGATCATCTTGGCGTCGCTTGGCGCGAAAGATGCCGCGAATTTTGGGTGGTTTCCCTGCTGACAGATTGTTTCAGTTATTGGAAGATCGCAAACTTGCCGATTCTGTGGCCATTCGTTATCCGTACAGTTTTAGCGACTGGCGCGTTAGGTGTGTTGAAACTGGCAAGGTCTGGCCAAATGCTCCCGCTGCTGCTGCAGAGTTGCACGTGACACGATCGGCCATCACCGAATCAATCAGGAAGCGCCGTTCCCTGCCAGCGCTAGGGCTGCGGTTCGAGGCGTTGCGCGAGGCGGCAGGATGACCCACCCCACCCCCTGCGCAGACTGCGGGGCTCCCGCCAATGGCCCACCGGGGCCCCCGACGGGCTGGGAGCTGGAGGATGGCCGCATCGTCTGCCATGAGTGCTGCGTTGTCGACTTTCGGGCTACCGTGAGGGCTGCGCAGTTCAGTCGGACGCTGCGCCACTTTCGCGACACCAACCCATGATCGACCCTGCATTGATTGCCGCCGCCGTGGCGGAAGTTGAGGCTGAGCAGCAGTCTCAGCAAAAACCACTCTCAAGCCGCGAATACCTGCCGCGCCTGAGCCTACAGAGCGTGATGCACCTGGAGCAGGCCTTGCAGGAAGCAAGGCGCGAGGGTCGGTCGTGGCAAGAAAGCAGGATCCTTCACCAGCTGCGTGTTCTCGGCTACCGCGCCGTGGCGGAAGTTGAGGCTGTGCAGCCTTGGCAAGAGCCCAGCTCCACCATCGAATACCTGGAACAGGCACTGCAACGGGCCAAGGACGATGGTCAAACGGGGGACGAGGCGTGGATTCTGGACCAGCTGCGTCTTTTCAGGGGTGACTGGGACCAACAGGAGTGGGGTTACATCGACCTGCAAGAGTTGAGAAAGTCCTGGGATGCTGTCCGCCACTGCTGACCCCATCTCCGCGGCCCTGGCGAGGGAGCGGCTGCGGGGCATCGGCGGCAGGTTCTACAGGGGCTCCCTGGATGACCTGATGGCCACCATGCGCAGCCAGCTGCATGGCCGGCAGGTGGATCTTTTCGACGACGTTACGTCCGCCGAGATCGGGGTAGTGGCCGGCTACGGCAGCGGGAAGACGATCGCAGACTGTTACAAAGCCATTCAGCTCAGCATCCTGAACCCAGGGTTCACCGGAGCTGTGCTGGAGCCGACCTATGGCATGGTGGAAGAAATATGGATGCCGAAGTTTGAAGAAGTGCTAGATAGGCTAGAGATACCTTATACGTTCAGGCGCAAAGAGAAACTTCCCGAACACGTATTGCACTTTAAGGGCTTTAGTAGCACCGTAGTAGGAAGAAGCTTTGAGAACTATAAGCGCATCGTTGGCCCTGACTGGGCATGGTGCATTGGCGACGAAGTGGATACGGTGAAGGCGTCAATCTGCCGCAAGGCCTATAAGAAAATCGTCGGCCGGGTTCGAGTCGGCAAGGTAAATCAGAAAATTAACTCATCAACGCCGGAGGGTTTCCAATGGCACTATGAGATGTACGGATCAGAGAAGGGCCAGGCTGTTGAAGGTCGGAGGCTCATCAGGATGTCAAGCGACGACAACCCCCATCTGTCGCCTGGCTTCTTTGAAGAGATGGAGAAGAACTATACGCAGGAAGAGCTAATCGCCTACCGGCATGGGCAATACGTCAACCTTGCAACCGGCAGGGTATGGTATAAGTTCACTAGAGAAAGAAACGTCAGGCCAGTTGAATACAAGGAAGGTGAAACCATAATCCTGGGGGTTGACTTCAACGTCGGCAACACCAACGCCATTGCCATGGTTCGGCGCGGCAGGGAGGCGCACGTGTTTGCCGAGATCAAGGCTTATGACACCGCGAAGCTTGGGCAGGAGGTCAGGCGCCGCTGGCCTGAGGCCAGGATCCAGGGCTACCCTGACTCCAGCGGTGGGAACCACTCAACCAACAGCACTAGGACCGATATAGCAATCCTGCAAGACTTCGGAATCAGCAATATGTCGCCAGCGGCCAACCCTCCGGTAAGGGACCGTATCAACACGACTAACGCGATGTTCTGTAATGCCAAGGACGAAGTACGGCTGTTCGTTGATCCCAGTTGCAAGGGTCTAATCGACGATCTGGAGCAGCACAGCTACAACGAAAAAGGCGACCCGGACAAAGAAGGCGGCAACGATCACCGAACGGATGCTTTGAGCTACCCAATCCACAGGATTTTCGAGATCGGCCGCGCCACGACTGGCAAGGCTGTCCGGGGGATTAGGCTGTACTGAGCCGCTACATCGCTATGTCGATCGTCTACAGGGGTGAAACATTCGACGGCTACAACAAGCCGAAAAGGACACCAAATCATCCCAAAAAGTCTCACGTCGTGCTAGCCAAAGAAGGCAGCACGGTGAAGCTGATCCGGTTCGGCCAGCAAGGCGTCAGCGGGAGCCCCGCCAGGAAGGGCGAGAGCGAGAGTGACCGCAAGCGCCGCGCCAGCTTCAAGGCCAGGCATGCGGCGAACATCGCCCGCGGCAAGCTCTCGGCTGCCTATTGGGCTGATCGGGTCAAGTGGTGATCAGCGCTTGGGCTTGCGGGGCTTGCGAGCCTTCGGCTTTGGCGGCGGCGGCCCCTTGGTGTTCCTGGGACCTGGTACCAGGTTGTTGCGGCCTGTCCCTCGCCCCCTGGGGGTGACGGGCGCCAGCTGCCGGTCGTAGATGCTCAGCGCCCTTGCAGCGGGCTTGCTGCCCCGTGCGGCGGCGGCTGCGGCTCGCTGGGCGCGGCCCTGGATCATGGCTCGGCCAGCCTCCCTGGCAGCCGGCCCCTGGGCCTTCAGGATGTCGCGGGCGGCCTTGGCCTTGGCGCCCTTGCCCCTCGACTGGGCGATGTTGCGGGCGGCCTCGAAAGCGAACCAGCGGTTGGCCTCCCGCATGATCTGCCGCTCTTGCGCGAGGCGTGCACGCGGGAACGGTCGGACGACACTGCGGGCACCCTTGACCCGATCAGCGGCGGTCTTGGTCACCTTCTGGGCATTGGCTTCTTCCTGCGCCAGGAATCGGCGCGGGCTGAGGCCGGCCCTGCTGCTGCCGCCGGCCCTACCGCTTTTTTGCGGACTTGCGGGGCTTCTTCGGTGCTGCTGGCTTAGCCGCTGGCGTAGCCCTGCTGACAGGCACAATCGCCCCGCCAGGGGATCGCACAATGGCCCCGCCGCGGCTGGTGGCTGGAGCGACTGCCTTCTTCGGCTTGGCCGCAGCCGTCGCGGTCTTCGCGGGCTTAGCCGCTGGCTTCTTCCTGCTGCTTGTTCCTCGCGATTCCTCCAGATTGCGCACCTTGCGGGCGGCACCCTGGTAGGCCTGTACGACAGCCCGGATGTTCCTGGCGCCTGAGTCCGTGCGCCCCCTCAGATCTCTGATGGATGTTCGCCCTGCGGCTCGCATGCCTATCTCACGCATCTCTGCCCGCGCTTTGCGATATTTTCTCTCAGCCGCGCTTACCTGCTTCTTTGAGGTCTTCGCTGGTTTCGCTGCAGCTGGTTTCGCTGCAGCTGGTTTCGCTGCGGCTGGAGTGGCTTGCCTCGCAGGCTTGGCCTTGGAGACAGGCACAATCGCCCCGCCAGGGGATCGCACAATGGCCCCGCCGCGGCTGGTGGCTGGAGTGGCAGCCTTTTTCGCCTTGGGCTTCCGTGCGGGCTTCTCTGCCGCTGGCTTTGCCGCATCAGCCGCCTTACCGGCCCGCGTCGGACTGCGCTTGGTTCCGGTTCCTGTCACCGCGTAGCGACTGCGAGCACGATCCAGCGTTGCAGCCGATCGCGCAGTCTTCGCGCTGACGGTTCCGGTCGCCTTGCGCTCCGCCGCCACCTGCCGTTGCAGTTCCCGTTGCCGCGTCAGCGCTCTGCCCCGCGCTGTAGTGGTCTTCGGCCCTGCTACCGCCTTGGCGGGCCCTGCAGCCGCTGCGCTGGCCTTGGTGGCCTTGGTCGGCTTGGTGGTCTTGGTGGCAGCTGTCTCCGGCCGCTTGTTGCGGACCGTGCCCGATGAGGCAAACCGCCCCCGCGCGTCGCGTTTCAGTTGCCTAGCCATCTCGACCCCAGGAATACTTTTCTAGTTTGCCTAGCGCTTCTTGCGCTTCTTGCCGGCCCTGCGCCCTTCGCTTAACGCAATGGCGATGGCCTGCTTGCGGCTGGTGACCTTCGGCCCTTTGGCGCTGCCGCTGTGGAGCGTGCCGGCCTTGAACTCGTGCATTACCTTCGCGGTCTTAGCCTGGGCCTTGGTTTTCTTCTTCATCGCGCTGGAGTCGGTTGCTTTAGTTTGCATGGGGCAAACTAGGGGAAAGCGTCGATGTAATGCCTCCCACGCCTGATGTCACCCTGATTGATCGCGGGCCCGGCAACGAACCGTTCAGGGCCAGATTTCAACCCCTGGCGGGTGCTCTGGGCGGTAGTGGCAGCAGCTTCCGAGAGCTGAAGGTCTATGAACCTGGCATCTCGTGGACGAAGCAGGAGCCTCGCTGGCGCCTGATTGAGCAGTTGGTGCAAGGCACCATGGGGATGCAAGCAGCGGGTACAACCTATCTACCGCAAATGCCAGATGAGGCCGACGATTCTTACAGGATTCGCCTGGCTAACTCTGTCTGCCCTCCGTACTACCTACGGCTTGAGCAGATGCTGGCCGGCATGTTGACGCGCAAGCCGGTAAGGCTTAACAACGTGCCTGAAGCTATGCAAGAACACTTTCTCGATATAGACATGATGGGGCACGGTCTTGACGTGTTCTTACAAAACATCGCGCGGAGGTGTCTGCGCTACGGCCACATTGGGGTCTTGGTTGATTTTCCGCGTGGCGATGAAGGCGACGACACACCGGTAACCGACTTTCGGCGCCCCTACTGGGTTCCCTACAGCCCTCGCGATATTCTGGGATGGAAAACTGATGTAGTCGATGGAAGCCTAAAATTGACCGAAGTTCGCCTGTACGAAGAGCTGACCGTGCCTTATGGCACATACGGGGAGGAACAAGTTGCACAGGTGAGAGTGCTAAGACCAGGATCCTTTGAGCTGTTCAGATACCAGCCCAGTAAGTCGCGTGACTGGGAGTTGATCAGCGAAGGTGCAACCAATATCGACGAAATACCTTTCGGCATAGCATACTCTAATCAAATTGCAATACTCGAATCAAGCCCGCCGCTTGAGGAGATTGCCTGGCTCAACCTTCAGGCTTACCGCTGCGAGTCTGACCAGAACAACATTCTTCACGTGGCAGCCGTGCCGCGCTACAACCTCTTTGGCGTGCCCGCTGAGGTTGAGAAGGTGACATCAGGCCCTGCCACGGCTACGGCTTTCCCCGTTGATGCTCGGGCTGAGTTTGCCGAGCCAACAGGCACCAGCTACGACGCGCGATTCAACCAGCTTGACCGCATCAAGGCTCAGATTGCAGAGCTTGGCATGGCTGCCGTTCTTGGTCAGAACATGACAAACCAGGCCGCAGAGGCCAAGGCCATCGACCGCAGTCAGGGAGATGCGGCGTTGCAAGCGGTCGCCATCGGCCTGCAGGATCTACTGGATACATGCATGGGGTTTCATGCGCGGTTCATGGGACTTGCTGACGGTGGCAGCTCAGCCGTTAACCGCGATTTCGTGTCGTCGCGTCTGGATCCGGCCGAAGTTGCTCAGTTGATTCAGCTACGCATTAACAACGACATCAGCCAGGAACTGCTTTTAACGCGCCTTGCGGAAGGCGAATGGCTGGGCGGTGACTTCGATGTTGAGCTTGAGATTGAGAAGACCGCACAAGAGAAGGCTCGAGCCCTTGCTGAGCAGCAGGCACAGCTTGACGCCGGCCTCAGCGGGCTACCATGAGGCGGTCACGCGCAACCCCACCCATGGATGAGTCACAGGCCTTTGACGCGATTCACGATGCCGTTTTCGATGTTGCGGAGCAGGCCGACTGCTCGGTGCAAACCCTGATTGGCATCCTCGAAATCGTCAAAACTGAACTGATGTCTACAGTTATGGAGGATGTCACCGAGGATAATGAGGCTGACGAGGGCTAAACTCATCGCAAACTGACAGCCCGCCTGTGTCCACCGAGACCACCCCCGACGCCACTCCTCAAGCAACCCCGCCCAATCCGCCAGTCACTGCAGATCCTGCAGCACTGGCGGCCGAGGTGGCACGGTTGCGTGCCAAGAATGAGGAACTACTGGGCGAAAAGCGTAGGCTGGCGACCCGGCTAGCCGACCTGCCGGAGGATGTGGACCCCCGCCAGCTGTGGGCGGATCGGCAGGCTGCGGAGACGCAGCGGCTGGAGGCTGAGGGGAACTACACCCAAGCCCGCCAGCAACTGGAGCAGCAGTTTCGGGACAGCGAGGCGAAGCTGAAGGCGCGCATCACCGAGCTCGAAGATGAGGTTCGCCAGCTCAAGGTATTGGGGCCCGCCGCTACAGCCCTGTCCGAGCACGTGCACGGCGCTGATGAGGTTCTGAAGCTGCACCTTCAAGCCGATCAGCTGGCAACCGAGGCAGATGGCACGGTCGTGGTTGTGGACGGCTACAACCGCACACCGCTTGCTGAGTGGGCACGCGCCACCCTGCCCACGTGGCGCCTAAAGGCTCCCAAACCGGCCGGCACAGGGGCGCCCCCTGGTGGCTCCTCTGCCGCTGGTGGTGATGGCGCCTTGCCGCCTGGATCCAATCCGTGGCTGGAAGGCAACCTTACCCAGCAAGTCGAGCTGGCTAACCGTGATCCAGAGCTAGCGATGAGGCTTGCTCAGGCCGCTGGTAAAAAGCTCGTAATTCGGGGTTAATAACGCTTGAGGCAAACTAGGGGACGGGAAAGCTGTGCCGACCCGGGGCCTGTGGCCGACAGCCAACTAACCCCTAGCCTCAAATGGCATTTCTCTACAGACCGGATACGAAGATTTACGATCCGTTCTCAAACTACATTGACGAACAGAGCACCCTTCGCTCTAAGTTCGTCGCAAGCGGGATCGTAAGCAACAATCCCATCATCGCCCAAAACGTCACCAAGGGTGATGCTTTCAAAATCCCGAACTGGCAACCCAACTTGCAAGGGGATGTTCAAATCCCCAAGGAAAGCGTGCCGCTGAGCGTCAACAAGCTTGGCAGCAACGAACAGAAAGGCGTAGTCTTTCACCGCGCCAATGTTTGGGGCTCCAGCGATCTGGCTAAAATGGCCGTAGGCGCTGAGAACGACCCGATGGGAGCAATTGCTCGCAGGATTTCAGATTGGGTGCTCTGGGCCGATCAGCTCGACATCCTGGCGACGCTCTCCGGCGTGTTTGGCGCCCTTGGCACCAGCAATGCCAGCGCCGCGTTCGCTGATATGTGCGTTGACGCCAGCGGCAGCGGCGAAACTGATTTCAGCGTGGGTCACGTCGTTCGCGCTGATGGCATCCTTGGTGAAGATGCCGACACTTTCGGGGCCATGGTTGTACATCCCGCGATCTACAGTTATCTGAGGATTCGCGAGATGATCAACTACGTCAACGCCAAAGAGTTACCTGGCATCACCGCAAGCACCGCAGCGGCCGGAAGTATCACCAGCAGCAATGCTGTGGATGGTGATTTCTCCAATGCCTTTAGCTCCAATGGGCTGGTGCCGATGTTCGGCAGCAAAGCCGTGATCGTGTCCGACAATGCCCCGCGTACGGGATCCTCTGGTTCCTACAAATATGGGGTGTATATTTTCAAGCCAGGGGCTCTTGGCCAGGCCTTCCAGAATCCCCTGCGGACGGAAGGTGATCGGGACATCCTCACTGGCGGCGGCGAGGACATCGTCAAGGTCCAATGGGACAAGTGTATTCATCCGCTGGGTGCCAGCTGGGTGGGCTCCATTCCCGAAGGTGGCCCCAGCGCCGCCGATCTGGCAACCGCCAGCAACTGGGCTAAGGTATTCGACAAGAAAAACATTGGCGTAGCCCGCATTACCTGTACCTGCCCCATTGAGCTGTAATCATGAAGTTTCACCTTGATAAACCCGTCTTTACAGGCGTGGTCTCCCAGTTCAGGCCAATCACCAGCCCTGTCGGCACGGCTAACGCCACCCTGACGGCAGAGCAGACAGTGGAGTGCTTAGTGGTGATGACCCCAACGGCGGCCCGCACCCTCACCACCGCCACGGCTACCGCGATCGTGGCCGCCATCGGTGTTCCCGTTCAGATCGGGACCGTGTTCGAGCTGACCGTAGTCAACGCCGCTGCCAGCTCCCACAACATCACCCTCACCGCTCCCACTTCTGGCGGGATCACCCTGGGCGGCGATTCGGCGATGGCCACGATCAGCCCAGCCACGTCAGCTACCTACATCGGCCGGGTCACGGGCGTCTCTACGCCTGCGGTCACGTTCTATCGCAAGTCCGGCTAATGGGCTTTGCCAGGCGCTGGCAGGCACTGCGTGAGGCTGCTGCTGCACAAGCGGCGGCCTCCGCTTCCCCTGAGCCAGAACAACCGCCCACCAAAGCGGTGAAACCACAACGGGCAGTCGCCAATGGGCTTCGTTCCTGAGTTCTCAAACTTCCGCTACATCGCGGACACAACTGCCGTCACTCCCGGCGGGGGGCGTCGGTTCGTTGCCCTGCTGGCCCTGGAAGCTACCGTGCTTCACGCTGACACGGTCTGCAAAAGCTGCCCTGACAGCCTCAGCAGCATGCCAATCCCTGCGGGGACACTGGTGACGGGCATGTTCGAGACCGTTAAACTCAGCTCCGGCAAGGTCTTGGCCTACCTGAGCTGAGTTGGCCAACCTCTCCGCCCAGATCGAGGCCTTCCTCAGGAACGCCCTACGCCAGAAGCGCTTGGAGGATCAACGGGTCCGCCAGGCGCTTCGTGATCTGCGGCGTGTGCTCGCAGCTGTGGAGCGGGTCGTGGGTGAGAGCGGCGTGGCTGCCCCCCAGCCGGGGCGGAATGAGGCCATCGCCATGCTCACCGCAGCCATCGCCCGCAGTGTGCGGGAGTCGTTCGGAGTGCCTCAGCTGGCGACCCTCAGCGCGGCCCTGGTGCCCTATCTGGAGAGCCAGCTGAAGTTTGCCCGCCAGATGGTGGAGATGGCTGGAGGGGACCTTGCAGCGCCCACCGTTCAGATGACCGCCACGCAGGCGGCCCGGATCGTCCGCGGGATTCAGGTGGCAGGGACCACCCTTGAAAATCAGCTCCTATCCCGGCTTCCGGCCATGGTGGCCGATCGGGTTGAGCGGTTCATCAGGCTTGGGCTTCAGGACGTGGCCGGCGGCGAAGTCTTCGCCACCTACGAGAATGCGGTGGTGCGCACCGTGGGCAACGCGGTTGAGGCGACGATCCGCACGGGCGTCCACGAAGCAGGGAGCTTCGCCCAGCAGATGATTTACCAGTACGAAACGGATCCCGCCTGGCTGGGGCCCGACGGCCTGGTGTGGACCGCGATCCTCGACTCTCGGGTCTGCCCCGTGTGCCTGAAGCTGGACGGCACCCGGTACCAGCTGGGCGTACCGGCCCCCTACTTCGACGGCGAGAACAAAACCAGCCCCCATCCTCAGTGCCGCTGCTACCTGCTGCCCTGGAAGTGGCGCAACGACACAGAGGACGGCAAGCCGGTGAACAGGGAGGCGACCGGGGACAAAGGGGCCGAGGCGTTGTCGTTCCGTGCTGCCGCGTCGCAGTGGGTTCGCGACAACCCAGAGACAGCACGGGCCATTTTTGGTAAGGCGCTGGGGCAGCGGCTGGTTGATGGCGAGATCGGTTTCGATGAAGCCGTTAAGCTCTGGTCAGACAAGGGCTAGCGCCATGACCGTCACCGTTGTTGCCACCGCTGGCGCCGCCAATGCCAACAGCTACCTCACCGTGGCTGCAGCCGATGATCTGGCTGACAACTACCTCGGGACGCTGGCCTGGTCCACAGCGACGACGGACAACAAGGGCAGGGCCTTGATCATGGCCGCCATGTACCTCGACCAACTGGAGTCGATCGGAACACGTGCCACCACCACTCAGGCCCGCGCCTGGCCCCGTATTGGCGCTGCATGCGGGGAGTGGTCGTTTGCGGCTGGCGAAATCCCGTTGCCTGTCAAGCGGGCAAATTTCGAACTCGCAGAAGCCTTGCTGGCCAATCCCACCCTGCTCAGGGGCCATGGGGCTGGCAATGCTGAGCTGATTCCTGGGATCCCTAACGCCAGCCTGAAAACCGCCAGCGTGGATGTGATCTCCGTTGAGTTCAGGGATGGCGCTGTGCCGAACAACCAGAACGCGCTGAACGTGCTGCCGGGGTTACGGCAGACCCTGGGGTGCCTGTGCCTTAGCACACCTATCGGCGGGTCGCGTAGCATCCGCGTAGTTCGATCGTGAATCGTGCCAGCCGTGGCCGAACAGCAACTCAATCTGTTCGGCCCGGCTGATGACAAGCCGGTTGTCAGAAATCATCTGGCAACGCCTCTGACGCGGGAAGAATCGCGAAAGATTGGCAAGATGTACGCGGAGAACATCAGGCTAGTAGGGAAGTTTCAGGCCAAGATGCGAGAAAAATATGGGCGCTGTCTACCGTCTGAAGATATAAACAGTGCCGTTGATATTGCATTCATTAAGGCAGCTAGGACCTGGAACCCGGAGCGGGGAACATTCAGCACAATTTTCGGGCACTTCGCCGCTGGTGAGGTTCGCCACGCGATCAAGGCAGCCGGTAACTGGGGAGTCTCCGCCACGCAGCGGGCACGCCTGGCGGGGATGCAAGCCCGGCGGATGCTGGAAGCCGGCATGACGGCGGCGGAAGTGTGCCAGGAGATGGCGATCACGCAGGTTGATCTACTGGACGTGCTGCGGGCCACCACGGGCCTAGCGCATGATGTCCAGGGGTTCGGGTTACACGTGTGCGACCGTCCAACCCCCTGGGAGCTGCTGGAGGACGGCGAGGCAAACTAGAGGAAACGCATCATTCGCCATGGCTACCGGGGTTTACAAGGCAGCGCTCAACATTCGGTTGTTCATGAAGCTGGGAACCACCGCAAGCAGCGTCCCAACCAGCTCCATTGGGATGACTGAGATTCTCAGCCTGTCGGATGCGAGCATTTCCACCCAGCCAGAGAAACAATCAGCATCCGACTATCAAACGCCTAATGGGTATAGCCAGCAACTAATAACCAAGAAAACCGCGTCCATGCCGATACAGCTAAACCTCGACGTAACCAGCGCAGGATATGCGCTGCTCAAACGCGCCGAAAATGGGGCGCCTAGTGGCGTTACCGTGCAAATGTGGAGAGAGCTGCCATTGTTTGGTAGCACCAACACGGATCCACAGGCTGAGGCAGCTGTTGGATTTATTGAAAACTATAACGAGGCTTTCGCCAATGGCGGCATTATGACGATAACATTCAATTTCATTAATTACAGTTCTGTGTACACCTATCAACAAGGCGATGGCCTGGCCACCCTGACGCTCACCAACCCTGGCGCGGGTCTGACTGCCGGCACCGGTATCCCCCTGGTTCCCGTAACGCCAGCAGCCGGGGATATGTCCGGCCTGGGCGGCACGGCGACTATCACCGTGAACGGAAGCGGCGTCATCCAAACCGCAACGATCGTGGATGCTGGCCGAAACTTCCGGGTGGGCGACACGCTGACCATGACCGATCCTGCCGTGGTCGGAGTGGGCGACACGGCGCCGTTGTTCACGGTGGCGACGGTCTCCTAAAGCCCCCCGGCCTGGCTCAGCCGCTGCCATTGCTCGGCGAAGAACTGGGCCAACGGGTGCTTGTCGAGCGCTGGCTTGATCCAGTTCCGGCCGGGCAGCGCTCGGCCGCTGGCGGTGATGCGATCTTCAAGGATCGACCTGGCGTAATGGAACCCGTCCTCGCTGGCTGGATCCCAGGTGAAGGTGATCGTGGCCCCGCGTGGGTTGTCCTGACGCCGCTGCGAGTTGAGGAAGTCACCGGAGTCCACGATGTTGCGCGGGCTGGAGGCGATGGTGTAGGGCAGGCCGCCTTGGGCTTTCAGGACCTTGTTGCGCTGGCGGGGTGTTTTCGCTTTGTTGAACTTGCCGTAGCGGTAAGTTATCCCTGGCCAGGGATACTGAACCGCCTTGATTTCTTCTTTTAACTGCGGGCCAAGCACGTCACCATATTTGGCCATGATCAATGGCACACGCAGCAGTAGCTTGCTGGATGTAAACCCAGTCAGCCTTACTTCAACGTTAATCCTAGCCATCGACGTAAACCGCTAGCCGGATGCGGTCGCCAATCACCCGCTGCACTGTGCCGCCGATCAGCCCCGTTGAGCCGTAGGGATAGCGCTCCTGCAACACCTCGCACCTGGCGGGCGGCTTGCCGCTGAACGTCAGCAGTCCCTTGACGCCGGCCTGAATCCTGGCGTCTAAGGCCTGGGGATCAACCGCGTAGCCGTCATAAGTCAGCCGATCGGTATCGACCCCAGGCAACCCAGACCCATTGCGGCCACCCTCCCGCAGGAACAGCGACACGGTGACCTGCTCGGTGTTTGGGATGATGTTCCCGGTGATCGGATCCTCAACGGTGCCAACATCCACGACATCAAAGGTCGCGGTGGCATTGGCTAGGCCCAGAAGTGCACTGCTCATGCCCTAGTTTGCCGCCTGAGGCAAGCTAGAAGAAGGCGGAGGCTGCATGTCGGAGAATCTGGGCGATGCGGTCCTGGTCGTCAGGGCTGACACGACGCAACTTGAAGCCGGCTTCAGGCATGCCGAGGAACGAGCTCGCCAGGCGGGGGCGTCGGCACGGGAGGCCTTCCAGGCTCCTGCCAACAGCATCGCGGGGTTGCAGGCGAAGCTTGCGGATCTACAGCAGTCGTTCCGGTTGGTCGAGATCGGATCGGCCGAGTTCAACAAGCTCAGGAATCAGATCCTGGGAGTTGAGGCAGCGCTGAAAACGGCAGGAGCAGCAGGGAATAGCCTATCAGCGCTCAACGCCAAGTTACAGGGACTGCAGCAAGCATTACAAGCTGTTGATTTCAATACTCCAGCATTTGGCAATATTGAAGCGGAGATAAAGAGCATTCAACGTCAACTGGCGACAGTAGGTGCATCCAGTAACAGTATTGCGGTGCTGAGCGCTAGGCTGCAAGACCTACAACAATCACTCCAAAAAGTTGATGCCGCTAGTCCTGCATTTCGGAAACTGCGATCAGAAATCAAAGGCGTTGAACTTCAACTTGCAACAGCCGGAGCCGCTTCTAACAGCATAACAGGGCTGAATGCCAAGCTCGCGGATCTACAGCAGTCGTTTCGAGCTGTGGGGATTGGTTCTAGTGATTTCCGTAAACTCCAGCGTGAAATTCAACGAACAGAGCAAGCCCTAGCAACTGTTGGTGTTTCTAGTAACAGCATCACGGCCCTTAACGTAAAATTACAAGGGCTACAAAAATCATTGCAAGGAGTTGATACGGCTAGTCCTACATTCCGTAGACTGCAATCAGAGATTAGAGGTGTTGAGCTAAGTCTTGCAACAGCCGGAGCCGCTGCTAACAGCATAACAGGGCTGAATGCCAAGCTGGCCGGCCTGCAGCAGTCGTTTCGGTCAGTCGAAATCGGAACACGAGATTTTCGTGAACTTCAGCGCGAAATCCAACGCACCGAACGGGAGCTGGCCCGCGTGGATCAGACCCTGGCGGGCAGGCTGGCCAGGGGTGCCCGTGGGTTCGGCTCTGAGGCGCTCTTGGCGCTCGGGGCGGGCGGCGCTGCCGCTGGGGCAGGGTTCGCCGTTGGCGGGTTCCTGAAGGGCTCAATCGATCAGGCTGTTGAGCTTGAGAACGTCACCCGGAAGCTCACGGTGACCCTGGGCCCACAGGGCGCGGCTGGGGCGATCAACTTCACACGCGGGATTTCGCGGGAGCTGGGGTTGAGCTTCAATACGCTGGTTGATACCTACAGCAACTTCACCGCAGCCGCTACGGCAGCAAATATCCCAATCGAGCAACAGCGTCAACTGTTCACCTCGGTCAGCCGCGCGGCGCAGGCCTACGGGCTGAGCAATGAACAGGTAGGGGGGACATTCCTGGCGCTGCAGCAGATCGCGAGTAAGGGCACCGTCAGCATGGAAGAGTTGAGATTGCAGTTGGCGGAGCGCTTGCCCGTGGCGTTGTCGGCTACCGCCAAGGGGCTGGGAATCACCCAGCGCGACCTGATCAAGTTGGTTGAATCTGGGAGGCTCACCGCAGGCCAGTTTTTCCCGGCGCTGTCCAAGGGGCTTAACGAGCTGACCAAGGGTGCGGCGGGGCTGGAGACATCAGCGCAGAAATTTCAGCGGTTTGGAAATGCCTGGCAGGAACTACAGCAGAGTATCGGGACTAATTTACTGCCTAGCATAACCGCGTCTGTTGTAGATCTCACGCTAGCGCTAGAGGGACTTCTGGTTCAACAAGAAGCAAGAGGCTTGCGTGAGATTTTTGGCCTTTCAACAGATCAGGCGGAGCAGGCTGTTGGCGCTTTGCGACGCATACGCGAAGAATACAACCTTACCGAGCAACAAGCGAAAAACATTGCAAGTCAAGCTGTTGCCGCTAGCAGCAAGCAAACAAACATCTTTGGCGGCCCCATCGCTGGCGTCGGTGGTAATCGCGATATTTTTGGCGAATTAAATCTAACCAACGATGAGTTTTTGAACTTTATTGAACAACTCAACATTAAAGCGGCCGAGTTCAGAAAAAACAACCGCGATACAACAGGCGAAACAAACAAGCAATCAGCCGCACTTTCCACAACCAACGATCAAATCCGTGATCGCAACCAGCAAACCCAGAAATCCCTAGACCTAGAACTACAGCGCTCCAAACTGCTGCAACAGCAGGCCAACGCATCCGCCCGCCTGGCGGGTGCACGGCAGACACCAGGCCTTGATGAGGCAGGCCGCGCCAACCTCGAAGCTGAGCTGACCATCGGCGAGAAGCTGCGGGCGCTCCAAATCTCCCGGCTGGAGCTAGCCAGGGAACAGGCCAAGCTCCCTGGCACTGGTGACGGCAAGGAGAACACGCAATCCCTCGCCAAGTTGGCGGAGCTTCAATCCCAGATCCGCACTGGTGAGATCGATGTAGCAGCGGCACGACTGGAAGGATCCAAAGCCGTCGCAGAAGCGGTCCGCAGCCAGCAGGAGCGGACCCGTCAACAGCGGCTAGAGACTCAGGGCGCCGCCGATCGGCTGGCGATCACCCGTCAGCAGACCGTGCTGGAGGCTGCCGCCGCCGCATCTCAGGGGCAGGTCTCCGCTACGGCCCTGCTCCAGCTCCAGCAGCGCGCCACCCTCGCGGAGAAGCTGCGGGCGCTCGATGCTGCCCGCGGCGCCCAGGCCACCGAGCTCGCCAGAGGGCCAGAGGCTGATCGGGTGGTCCTCCGAGACATCACCGAACGCATCGCCCGCGCCAATGCCGACGTGCGCCAGGCCTACGCCGATGCTGGGCTGTCGCTGACCACCAATGCCCGCAACGCGGCAGAAGCCCTGCGGGGGGCCCAGCAGAACGTCCAGGGGATCCTGCGGGGCGGATTCGAGTTTCTGACGCCAGAACTCCAGCGACAGCAGATCGAGCAAGCCCGCGCGGCGATCGAGCCACTCGTCAGCCGGGGGGTGATCCGGCAGGGGATTGACATCAGCACGCCAGAAAGGCTGTTCGCCGTGGCCGGGTTCGCTGAACAACTGGTCCCAGCACAGAAGGCGCTTGAAAATGCAATCAACGAAAATGCCGCCGCCACGCAGGCATTGGCCCAGAAGGACTGGAACGTCTACGTTCAAGTGCCAGGATCCACATCTGCGCCCATGCCCCTCCCCCGAACATGATCACCATTAACGGCTTGACGTTTACCCCCCTCACCGCCCAACCATTCGGCTATGAGGGTGAGGCACGGACCGGCTTGACGGCTCGAACGTTTCGCTGCGCAGGCCTATTGACGCCGGCGCAATGGGCAACCCTGGTGGGGATCTACAACACTTGGCGCGGCAACCGGATCGCCGATCCCGACACGCTCAGCTCTGGCGCCGTCGGGAGCACCGTGGCACTCACGACGGGGAACATCAACGGGCTCAGCGTCACCGGGCTGGCGTGCTGGTTCACCGATGCCCCAACGGGTGAGCAAGCCGGGGGTTACGTCTCCGCATCGTGCACCCTGGTGGATGCTGCGCAGGCGCTTGCCGTGCTGCTGCGGGGCGAGGAGAAGGCCCGCCAGTCGAGCGAAGCGAAGCTGCCGAACCTGGGCACAGTCACCCTGGGCAGCGCCGTAGTGACGCTCACCAGGCCGATGGAGACGCGGCGCGATGGGCCCACGGTGGCTCTGTCGGCTGGCGGGACCAGCATCATCAGCGGGGCGCTCACGGCGCACAAGGTGCGGCAGGTTGAAGGCTACATCTCATCGGGCACCTTTGCCGATCTGCTCAGCTGGTATGACACTACAATCGCCAACAGCCCAGCTACCGGATCCTGGTTCCCCGTGAGTGAACCCACGGCTACAGCTGAAGTTATCATCTCTGGCGGGGCCAAGGCGACCCGCTACAACGTCTCCTTGACCCTGCTGCAGATCATCTGATGCCCAACGACATTCGCGCCATATCAACATGCTCCCTGGGAGTGATCATCGGTAATGCTGAGATCAACGATGAGTACATCAATGGCGGCGCGGGGTTGGTCAAGACAACGGGCTCGGTGACGATTAATGGCCTGATTACGCCAGCTGTTGGCACGCCGGTCACGTTCAGCTACACCAAGAGCGGCACAACGCGGCAAGTTCCTCGGGCTCTGCGGGTGCTGTCCAGTCAAGCGGATCCGGCTACTCGCAGAACGGCGGTGGAACTTGGCTGTAAGCTGACATACCTGAATGATTTGCGGGAACGCATCAACTGGCGGGCTGCAGACGATCCAACCAACACGCTGACAACTGACGATGCAAAGATAATCACTATTCCGATCTTTGCTCAAGGTATCGCTCAAAAATGCCTAACCGAGCTTGGCTTGACGGCCGCAAGTTTCACACTAACCAATGCTTTCAGTATTGCAAAGTTTGATCTGTCGCCTGGCTATGTTCAGATATTAAGCGACTTATTAGTATCCGAATCTTTGGTCGGCTACCTAAACACGTCCGAAGTTTTACAAGTGGTCTCTTTGCAGCAAGATGGCGGTACTGGTCCTGTATTTGATATTGAGCAATTAAAGAGCTCAAGAAAAATCGGGTCGGGTCGGTTGCCAGCTGAAACAGTAATTGCTAGATACAGTAGCTTAAAGCTTAGACAGCCGCAACAAACCCAGCCGCTAGGATGGCAAGAACAAAGCAATTCTGTTACGTATAGAATACAAATACCTTATACATTATCGGAGACGGGGGCCGGGCAGATTGCTTCATATAACATTCTAGAGTCAACAAAAATCGAGACTGAATACAAAGACATAAAGATTAAAGATGATAATACCTTGCGACTTCCGGCTCGACGTATAACTACATTCACAAGCGGAGCCGCAGCGCATGCAGGAAATGTATTCAGCGAATATCTTTCAAATAGTATCGGCGTCGGCAATTCGCAAGTTAGCAAAATCACCACAGAGGTTTACGAGTATGATAATGAAGGAAACGAAAAGCGCTATGATCGGAGTGTCATTGGCTCATTGGTGTTTGCACTTGGTTCTATCTCTGTCCCGATTGTGTTCGATAGCGGATATGTTGGGCTTGATTTTAATAAATCCTTAGCACTTGAGCGCGAAGTACGAGAAACCACAACAATAGACAATACTCAGCAGGTAACAACTCAAACCTATGTACCATGGTTTTTAACTATTGCTGGTCAACAAGCAATATCGGCCGGCAGAGAAGGCCTCGATTCTCCTGCGGCTGTGGTTGCATATCTTGATGGAATTATTGCAGCAGGATTACGGTTGAACGATTACAGAATTGAAACTATCGAAACACCTAGGCCAAGAGGTGTCCCATCATTGGCGGATCAGAATAAAGCAGCAGCCGCGAAAAATGGTGATCCCAATAACGGCTGGCAAACCGCAGCAGAGGCAAAGATCCTGCTAGCCATGGGTTCGGCAACAGCGCAACGACGGATAGAGTTTACGCCTCCCTATGTTCCAGATGATCGATTCTCAAAAACAGTAGGAGGCTATATCTCAATTCCAAGCGATGCAGATAGCAAGGCATTAACTTATGCCAGGGTTCAGAACCGCTTGGATCATGCCAACCGTAACGGAATGAATATTCAGGTATTACCTGAACTGTTGCCGGATAATCCGTTCAGCCCGATCATCCTCCGATCTGGCGGGGTGTCAGCTCTCTATCGTACCAATGGCACAGCATGGACAATCAGCCAAGATGGGGTTGTGGTGTCCACTGATGCCCTGTTTTGGGGAGCTGTAGGCGGTTCTGGGCCACGGTGGTTTCCGGTTGCCCCTGGCATCACAACGCTGCCGACGGCCCCGCCAGTAGTGGGAGGACAGATGACGGTTGGCCAAGTGGTGCCTGTTGCCAATGAAACGCTGGAACTGGTATCGAGAACGCGGATCAGTATCAGCGTACAGGCATTCGACTATCTGCCGAGTGAAACCATCACGCTACCGCCCTTTATGGTTCGGCCGCGGCTAGCGATATCTGAGGTGGTGCCGGATTCGGTGACGCTGCGGGTTCGTTCACTGTTGAGCGCTGCCGAAGTGATTCCGGAATCAGTAAATCTACCGGTTCGGTCATTGTTGAGTGTCACTGAGATCATACCAGAATCTATACTTCTTAAAATCAGAACTAGAATTATTGCAGCAGTTAGTAATCCGATCGCTGATCTTTCGCCGCTATTTCTTTACGATTTTAATGAGTTATCAACCGTTACCACTTCCGGCAGCGAAATTACCGGAATCAGCGATCAAGGATCATTGGGCTGGAATTTGACCAAAATTGGCACGGGTCCCACGCTGGCAAATTGGGGTAATGGCAACAACTGCGCAGACTGGGGAAGCCAGGGCCATGGAAATGCACTGCGATATGTTTATTCGGGTTCATCACGAAATATAGCGCAGATCTTTATTGTTCTTGATGCTAATTTTGGATCAACTTTCCCAAATTACAATGGCTTGATTTCTAGCACAACAGACGATAGCTTAGATTTTGCCGTAACGGGAATTTTGGGAAATTCATCGTTCGCAGGTGAACCCAACTGGTTTAATTTTGCATCATTAAATGGAAATTCAACTAATCAGATAAACTCTATTTTGCCTGGAATAAATAGCCGATGCGTGCTAATGATGAAAAATACAGATAACAGTACTTCACTGCTAGATGACGGAATCCAAATCGGCAACGATCGTAGCAACTTGTCTAGAGGATGGGGCGGATTGATTGGCTTGGTTGTTGGGTTTAGCTCAGTTCTCAACTCAACAGATGAAGCCAACCTTATTGACTATTTGATGACACGTTGGAATGTTTAACCGTGAGGCAAACTAGGGAACAGCTAAAACAGCCATGGCTTTAACAGTCCAACAATCAACCAAAGAGCTTGCGCGAATCGCCAATCTTGCCTATGAAGGCAAAACTATCAAGGTGGCACTCTGCAGTGTGGGATCTACGGGTTACACTGCTGAAAGCACGGTTTCTAACTGGCTGACAACCGAACAATCCGGTAATGGCTATGTTCGCTATTCGTTGGTGCTGAGTACAGGCGCCTATGACTCAACCGATGCAAGGTATGAAGTTCCATTCTTTGACGCCACCTTCACGGCTTCCGGATCTGGGTTTACCTATGACAGGATCGTTGTTTATGTTGATGGTGCCACTTATCCTCATAGCGTAATCACAGAAAGTCCGAATATCGCGCTAGTTTCCGGTCAGAGCAAAGTCTACAGGATCTTGCTTGCTGTTGACGACTGATGGCAACATACATAAATATCGACTATGCAGAATCTCAACTGTTGGAACAGAACAGGCGGCAGGTTGACGCCAACCGCCTCAATTCGCTGGAGGAAAGGGAACAACGGGACCTAGTGAACAAGATCCAGGTTGCTCGCCAGGGGCAAGAACGCATCACGCGCGGCAGGCTTAGGCGCGGCAACCGAGAGCAGTTGGCAGCGGTTAGGGTGATTAGGTCGGCGACTGAGAATTATGTAAACGAGGTGTTTCAGCACAAAAGTGGAGAACCAGAATGGCGCGATTATCTTTATAGAGATAACGTCACGGGCTACTATACGGTAAACCCGCTGTTAACCTATGAACAGCTTCAGCTATTATTGTACTGGAAAAGTATACCAATTTTATATGAAGGAATGACGCCAGAAGAACAAGATCAAGCCTACACAGAAAGAAGACAGTTACTAATCAGTATAGGCGGGGGTAGTTCGTATGAGTCAAGGATTCGCTGGATAGTACTGAACACACGTCAACCGCCATATAATACTAGTTACTACCAAGAAACAGCTACAGGAGCGCTTGCAGCGCAAATATCCGCCAAAAAGAACATAATCACTGTCACTGGTCTAACAACTACGTCATCAGAATACCCAAGCGTACCAAGTGTGGGACAAAGGCTAAAAATGGCAGGTAGCGAGTACTTAATAGCTAACGCATCCTTAACTGGTGTCAATAGCTATAAGATCACACTAGACCATGGCTTACAATCGTCGGCGTCAGCGGGTTCCCTTGTTCAGATCGGCTATACTGTAATTGTGCAGTATTTTAACACCGAATATGCTTGGTATAACATTATTACAAACCAAATAGAAGGCCTATTTGAGCCATGAAGCACCAACCCAACCCTGCCGCCCTGCTCCAGCAGTCCGAGCAGCAAGCCAACGCCAATCGGTATCTTCATCTTAAGCAGCAGCAATACGCTAAGATCCTGAAACAAGCCACCAACAAATGACCGGACTACCCTACATTCAACCTCCGCAGACATTCCCGCCGCGTCGGATCGGAAACAAAGCCTCGGGCATCCTGGAAGTTCCCATCCTTGGCGGGCTGACCGTTGAGGAGGCCGACACGATGGCCGAACTGCTGGCCGGCGAAGCATCGCCGTTTGTGGCAGAGGCAGAGGCAGCGGAAGCCATGGCGGCTGCGGAGGAGTGCTCAATCATGGAGGCTTACCAGGTTGTCCGCGATGGCATGGCGGGCGAGCCCCTCACCGATCCGCCAGCCGAGGCGATGCGCCTACGGCACGCCGGGCGAATCGACGCGGTGGCCAGCCTCTACCAAGCGGCCGGCCGGCGGAACATGAGGGCGGCCGCAACGGCGATCATCCGCCATCGGCTGAACCGGCCAGAGTGGACTATGGCCGAAACCCTCAAGTTGCCGCGACTGCTGCGTGAGGGTATCTGGCAGCTGGTCCGGGACGAGCAAGACGCCGAATCCCTGCCGGTCGAGCCCGTCACCGAGGACGACCTAAAAAAGCCGCCAGCGGACGATGGCGACCCGAGCGAACCGACTGGGCCGCAGTCTTCTGGCGCTTGTCCCATGCCTTCCCCGACCAGTTCCACCGGGAAACGTTCGGCCGGGAACTGAGGGCAACGATTCTTCGCGCCTGGCGGGAGCTTCAGGCGATCGAGCGGGAGCAGGCTGCCAGGGCTGAGCTCCCGATCGCCCAGGTTTCGGCGATGCTGGCCAACATCAACCGCGACACGGCCAAACAGCCGCAACCGTGGCCGGTTCAGGACTTCTGTTTCTACCGCGATCAGGAACGCACCAGCCGCGGCGGGATCTCGCCAGAGGCTGCAGCCGTGGCCCTGAGCCTGCGGCATGAGAACCGCTGTCCAGAGATCCTGATCGTCGCCTGGCCGTCGATCCTGGATGCCGCCGACGACACCACCAAGCCCCCGCCAGTGAGGGCGCTGCACAGCGACGACGACGCGGTCTGGATCTTGGCGCCGCAGATGACCCAGGGCGGCTGCCGCGGCGGGCTGGTGGCCGTGCGGGGCACCATGTCGGGACCCGTGCTGCTGCGGGAGCTGGATCGGCCCCTTCTCACACATCGGCTGGTGTTGCCCAAACGACCCAACTACGGCTGGCTGGAGGCTGATCTGTTCCTGGTGGGCGGGGCAAACTAGACCATGGACATTCGCACGCTACGAACATCGCTTGAGGCAACCCTGGCTAGCCAGCTGGGGGCATACACATATGGGAACGGCTCGACCACTCCAGCAATCGCGGCGCGGGCATGGGGTGAAGCGCTGCCGCCGCGAACCACGGTGACGGGGTTGGAATGCTTAATCATAAGGAACCCAGAGCTAGATCCAGTTGTGAGGCAATATCGGGAAGAGGTTGCGTTTCAACGCTGGACTGTGTTCCTGGTTGATTGGGGCGGTTCTGTTGACTTGCACGATGCAGCCTCTCGGCTGCTTTGGGCTTACCCTGGCAGTCGGACATTGCCGCCTCAAGCTCAACAAGGCGTTGGCCCTAAAGCATTGATGCGGATTGAGTTAACGACTTCGCCAGACTTTACGTTTGAGACTGGCGGATTGCTGCTTGAAGATGGCGGCTATCTGCTGCTCGAAGACGGCGGCAAGCTGTTGCTGGAGGTGTAAAGATGCCAGACCAGAAGCTTTCACAACGACCATCGGCCGCCAGCGTTAACGGCTCAGATCAGCTCTACATCGTTCAGAGTGGCCAATCCAAGCGCGCATCCGCCTCGCAGCTGCCGATCAGCACGGCGACAGCTACGGCTCTGGCGGGCAAGGAGGCAAGCGGCGCCGCAGCGGACGCCATTGCGGCTCACCTAGCGGCAGCCGACCCGCACCCCACCTATCTGACCCAGGCCGAAGCAGGCGCTCTCTACGCTCCCCTGGCATCGGCTCACGACGCGGTGACCCTTGGCGCCACCGTGGCCGACGTGCTGGGGCTGACTGGGCAGCAACTGACAGCCGACGACCCCGGAGCTGGCGCCGATCGGCTGCTGTTCTGGGACCACTCGGCGGGGCGGCTGCGTCACCTGGCGCTGGGCTCGGGCCTGACGATCACCGACACCACGATCGACGCAGCGGGTGGCGGCTATCCCGCGTTCTCGGCTCCGACCGGGTTCAGTGTCACCGGGTCGGGCACCAGCAGTATCACCCTGTTGTTTGCCAGCGGCTACAGCCTGCCAACCACAACAAGCCAGGCCAGTTGGGATACGGCGGCGGGGCTGGCGGCTACGGCGGTTCAGCCAGCGGCATTGAGCAGCTACGTTCAGACCAGCGACAGCCGGTTGACCGACCAGCGCGTGCCAACCGATGGCAGCGTTACCGATGCCAAGATCACGACAGGAGGCCTGTCGGCCAGCTCCGTCAACTGGGTCGCAATTACGGCTTGGGCGGCCAATACTGCCTATGCCAAGGGTGACCTCGTGTCTTACCTGGGTATTGCCTATCGGCGCAGCTCGGCCGGCACCAGCGGGGCGACGTTCAATGCCACCAACTGGCAGCAGATCACTCCGAGCGATCCACCGACGCACACACAAACGGCTAGCACCATCAGCGACTCGACCGCAACCGGCCGAGCCATCCTGACCGCTGCCGATGCCGCCGCAGCGCGTTCGGCTATCGGCGCTGGTACTAGCTCGGTAATGATCAGCAGCAGCGTCGCCCAAGCGTTGGGTGCCACGGCAGCGGCCGGCAGTACAGGACAAGCGGCGGACGCCGGCCACATTCATCCTCTGCCTGCCGTCGTCAGCACCACTGCAGCGGGCCTGGCGCCGGCTACGTCGTTCGCCGCGCTGACCTATGCGGCGACCACGGATCTCGACATGTCGGCCCTCGATGGCCAGTACCGAACCATCACGCTTACTGGCGACCTGACGCTCACCACCAGCAACCGCGCGACGGGGCGCACGGCGGTAATCCGGCTGTTGCCGGGCGCAGCGCAGCGAACATTGACATTTCCGGTTGGTTGGGTATTCCTCGGGACCAAACCGGCGACCCTCGCGGCCAGTAAAACGGCGGTGCTGTCGCTGACGTTTTTTGGCACTGCTGACACCGATTGCGTAGCCGCCTACGCCGTTCAATCATGACAAACTTCATTCGTCTCAACCCAACACGCTGGCCATATAGCCTGCGGCAACTGCGGGAAGATGAGCCCAGCCGTTCATTCTCCAATTCTCCAAAGGATTTGGAGTTGGCTATTTATGACGTGTATCGGATCGTGCCGCAAGATCAGCCGCCATTCGATCCGGCGACACATCGCATGCAAGAGGTTGAGCCTGTCCTGTCGGGTGGCCAATGGCTCCAGCAATGGCAGGAAATCGAGTTGACCCCAGCAGAGGCTGAGGCCTACTACCGGTCCACGCATCCGCCCCGCTGGTTGGAGTTTTCCGATGCCCTCCCGCCAGAAGTGGATGAGTTGCTCAATGCTGCTCGGGCCGCGTCGCCACGACTAGAGCTTGGGCTGGGAGTTGGTCTCGGCAGGGCAGCTGATGGCGATAGCCGGGCGTTCCTCAGTGCATGGCAAACCGCTCGTACGGCGGGGTTGGTTTCCAACGAACTGGCGCAGGGGTTGCGGGCGCTGGCGGTGACGTATGACCTGCCGGCGGATTTCGTGGAGGGGCTGGTGTGATGATGACTTTAGGGCTGAGTGATCCGGCGTTTTTAGGGGCAATGGGTGCGGTTGGTTATGATACAGACGCTCAAACATATATTACTGCTGTTGAGGCTGCTGATGGGCAAACATTGGAAACAGCCGTTAAAGATGCCATTAATGCATTTGTAATTAATTGCAAGAGTGATGGGACATGGAATGCTATTAAAGCGTGCTGCATCATGGCAGGCGCCCGAACAATTCAGGGTTGCCTTGTGCCATTGGTTGGACCAACGCCAACCAGAAGTGGTTCGTCGGCAGGATGGAACTACGACCGAAAAACAGGACTAAAAGCTGATGGAAGTACTAATCTAATTGATAGTGGTTTGGCTGCGAGTTCAAACGCTCAAAATAATGTGAGCGGCGGGGTGTGGGTTTCGACTGCACCTACAGCGATGACCTATGCAGCCTATATGGGAGCCGGTTCCGGTCAGACTGGATCTTTCAACTTATTTAATGATACTGGCAGAATTGCGACTAGATGCCATAATACAGCAGCTAATATCTTTGGCGCGGGAACATCTTCCGCAACTGGATTTATTGGCATGTCTAGGTCAAGCGCATCTATCTATAGCGTACGGTTTTCGTCTGCCAATAATACACTGACACAAGCGTCTGAAGCGCCTATCTCTAATAATATAAGCATTTTTAGGGTTACATCGCCAGTTCCCACCAATGATAACTCCACATATAGCAACGGCAGATACGCTTTCTATTACATTGGCCAATCATTAGATATGGCACTTCTGCAAACTAGGATTAGCGCCTTGATAACCGCCATTGCTGCTGCTATCCCATGACCCACCGCCGCACCCTCCTCCGCCGTGACTTACCTCATCAACACTAAGAAATGGATCCAACTAATTTTTTCAACAGTCAAGAGGAGAAGAAAATGGAAATAGAAGACTTTAAAGCCGATCAAATACACATTGCTATCTTAACCACACTTACAAGGCTCCAGGCTGAATTAAGACATCTCGGAGAAATGTTTGCCGAGCATCGTGAAGACAGATCAAAGCTTGGCGAACGTGTCGGCGAGCTTGAGAAAGCTATGCCAAACAAATTAGACGAACGGCTTGCTAGGTTAGAAATCATAGTTATAGGGAAGATGGCTGTCGTTGCAGCATTAATTTTGTGTTTAATTCCTATAGCCTGGCCCGAAATTAAAACCACGATTCAGAGATCTCCACCCACTCAGCAAACACCATGAACCGCATCATCATTTCTGCATTGGTGGGCTGCGTGATCACCTCCGCCGTAGGCGGGTTCGGAGCTCCCCTGCTGTGCGCAGGCAGCGGGCCAGAATGCGGCGACAGATGGCGGCAAGCGGCAGGAGGTGCCCTGGCAGCTGCAACCAGCCTCGGCACCCTGCTCGCTCGCCTTCCTGGCGGGCCTAACCCGTAGGCCACTGCGGCGGCTCGATGCCACGAGAGCGGCAAAGAGCTTCGAAGTTGGCTTGCGCCTTGGGGATCGTGCTGGCAACCACGCAGATCCCGCCAGCGCAGATCCGCCATGCAGCACCTCCGTCCTGACGGGTGATGACGTCGATGGTGGGTGGTTCAGTCATCGGTCTGGTCCTCCAGTTCGGCGAAATCCCAGTCAAGAAAAACGGCGTGGCAGCAATCTTCTGCATCAGCGCTGATCTGGCCGGTGGCTCCGCACTCGGGATCAACGCAGCGCACCTTGTCGCCATCGGTGGCCCAACCGTCTTCGGGGTCATTGCTGAACACCTGAAGCGGCCCTCCGCATTCGGGGCAGTCTTCCGGCCAGTCTTTCCAGGCGTAGTCAGCCATCGTCTCAGCCCTCCAGTTCGGCAGCGATGGCGAGGATCTCTGCGCGGATCAGCGCAGCAGTACCAGGGGAGAGAAAGGTGCCTCCTTCCGGCACCACCTGATCCGCCAGAGCGCGAATGGCAGCGGCCAGCGCATCGCCATGGTCCTCAAATGTACCGACACGCTCTGCCACGTCGTTAAAGGCCTCCCATGCGGCATCTGCAGCGGGGGAAAGGGAGCGGGTCATCGGTCAGCCTCCTCACGCATCATCTCGGCCCATTGGGTGCCGTTGGCGCTGGGGAGGACGACGCTTGCGGCGGGTGCTTGACAGCTGCAAACATCGTGACCGCTATCAATCTCCCCCCGCAGCACCTCGGCCCACTGAGAGCCGTTGGCGATGGTGTCGGAGCGCTGCTGGAGCCAGTCGGCTACGGCGCAGATGACGCCGCGGGCCACGTAGTCCTCGGGGTGATTGCCTGTGATGTGGCAGATCTCCTCTATCACGCTCTCCACCAACCCGATAGCAGGCGCGGGCGGTGGGGTGGGTTGGGGGGTGGGTTCCTGCTCCTGGCGGGGCTGGGCGGCGTGCTGGCGGCCGAGGTTGTAGACAGAGCGAAGGGCATCAATAAACAATGACCCACCATCTCTCATCCGAATCCAGTATTCCTCCAGCTCCTCATCCGTAGCCACCATTTCCGGGGCGCCACGGGAATGGTCAGGCGCGGGCGGTGGGGTGGCGGCGGCTTCTAGGGCGGCGAGGCGGTCGGCTATGGCGTTGATTGCCATCCAGATAGTTGGCTCTGGTTGTGGTAGCTCCGCATCCGTAGCCACCATTTCCGTGGCGCCGCGGAAATGGTCAGGGGTGGAACTCCCAATTTGGGAATCATTGGGGGCTGGCTGGGAGTTGGCGGCAGCTTCCAGGGCGGCGAGGCGTTGCTCAAAATCGCTGTCGGCTTTTAAAGCGGCGAAGTGGTCGACTACTTCAAGAAGGACGGATGGATACACAAAGCCTCCTGCTTTAGCCTGTTGCCTAATCAATGCCCACTGCTCCGGCGTCGCCTTATGTGGTGCGGTCATTGATCAAACCCTCGCTACAATTACTGACTCCGGCTGGCCCTGATACTTGCCAGCCCTGTCCTGATAGGTGGTCTCGCAGGGCTCGCCCTCGAAGAATAGCGCTTGAACGATGCCCTCATTGGCATAGATTCGGCAATCGGCTCCGCTGCTGTTGCTGAGCTCCAGCGTCAGGTGACCCTTCCAGCCGGCTTCGCCTGGCGTCAGGTTCGCGATCACCCCCATGCGGGCATAGGTGCTTTTGCCAATAAAGAGACAGGTGGCGTTCCGAGGGATCGAGATGTATTCCAACGCCACACCAAGCCCGTAGGAGTGGCCCGGCAGGATGAAGTAGTCGCCGTCCTCATCGTGATGCAGCGTCGCCGGTTCCAGGTTGGCGGGGTTGAACCGCTTGGGGTTCATCACCGTGCCTGGCACATGGCGGAAGATCAGAAACTCCTTGGGGCTAAGGCGCAGGTCGTAGCCGTAGGAGCTGCAGCCGTAGGAGAGAACGGGGCGCTTCCCTGCTGCATCCATGCTCAGCGCATGGGCAAACGGGTTGGCGTCGACATGCCGCACCAGCTCTGGCTCAAACGGCGCGATCATGCCGGCGGCGGCTTGCTCGCGAATCCAGCGGTCGTTTTTGATCATGGTTGTTGAGTGGGGGATTCGGGGATTGGTTGCCAGTGGGTGGGAGGACATCTCCTGGCGTCAGTTTTGGTTACGAAAAGCATATGGCAATACCAAAATGGCTGTCTTTTTCCATACATATCGTTGTCATATCTGCCAGGTGCTACACGCCACCAAGGGGGAGCGCTTGGACGATACAGCAGGATTTGTTTATCCTTTGGCGCGGTCTCAATAGGTTGCCAGCTCATGGCCCAACCCTCGTGAGCACCACCAGCACCCCAGCACCGGCGGCGGCGCAAAGGCTGGTGGTGAAAATTATCGCCGCAGCGAGCAAGGTGCATGGATCAGTCATTGGCCTTTTGCGGTGGTGGGAGGCGGAAGCTTGGTAAATGGGTAAATTGAAATAACGGCAGCCGAGGGGAACTGCTGTTTGAAGGATTCAAGAGCTTTGTCTGTTGTGTATCCTTCGGGACAAACCCATTCTGTTTCGTGTCTTTCATGGTTGGTAGTGTAAGCAACTAGATACATCATAACCTTTCCGCCGCCACTTCACTACAGCGAGGCAGGCTGAAGCCCTGGGGGGCGGTGAGAGCGGCCCAGGTTTTGGCGTCGATCCGGGCGGCAGCAGCACGCGCCTGAGCGGTCAGCTCAACCGCGTCGGCCACGCTTAGCCCCCCGTTGTCGGGGATGGCATCAGCGATGGCCGTAGCGGCCTGCAGCAGCAGGTCCAGCCGCCGCACCAGCGGGGCGTTGAGGCTGTCGCCGGGGCGGTTGGGGACAATCGCTTCCACTGCTTCGATCGCCTGGGAGATGGGGTCCATCAGGCAATCCGCCAGGAACGGCGCTCGACAAGCTGGGCGCCAGTGATGGTTTCGCCGGCTTTGAGCTGTTGCGCTAACAGCTCTTTGTTAAAGCTCACAGTTGTTACTGTGCGTTGATACATTGCCGGAAGGTCTTCCGGCTCAAGTTCCGGGTCAATCTCAACCCTCGTGCTTTTGCGGCTCCGTAGAGCATGGGATTGGAAATCCCACTTAGTTGAATCGGGGTCAATCTTGCCGAGTGCCGCCACAAGGCGACTCAACAGGACTTCGGCCTGGTGTTCATCGGCTTTGGCAAGCTCCTGCAACTGCTTGGCCTTGGCTTTCCTGGCCTCGGCCCTGGCTTGAAGATTGCTGATCACCCAGCACCAGGCGTCAGCCCTCTCGTTGAGGGCTTCGCGGTTGTCCGCTTCCGCCGTGATGAGCTCTTCAAGTTCTGCATGGATGGCGGCCGCATCGAATGCATCGGTCGCATCGGCTTCTGGGTCTAGACCCAGAAGGTCAGCGGCAATCGTTTCGATGCGATCGGCTAGCGTCGCAGCGCGGCCGATAAGGCCGTATAGGGTTGATGCAGTCATCGGGATGGGTTAGGGATGGGTGGTCGTCGTCGTCTGGCAGCTAGTCATCCAGCGGCCCTCGGGATTCCGCGCACTTCTGGGCGGCGAGGGCCCGCGCCTCTGCGACGGCAATCCGAGCAGCGCGAAGAACGTGCCGAGCGTGGTAATACGCAGTCTCCGCCTTAGCCCAGGCCTTTGCCATGGCGGAGTAGTGGGGGGCAGCAGCCAAAGCAGCGCGACATTCAGCAATACCCCGGTCGAGCTCCTCAATCGTGGGCCATGGGGCTGGCGTGGCGCCAGGCAGGGTGATGGCGTTGCCATCCACCCAGATTTCATCTCCCTGGCGGGGTTCGGCGGAGAGGGTAAGGGTTGCCTCTTGAAACATCCCGGTGGCGGGGTTGACATGGTCGCCTTGGCCATACCAGGCTCGGCCGTCGGGGGTGGTGTGAATCGCTCCAGGCTGGCAACTCGCCAGCGGTAAAGCAATGGGGAGAGGGATCATGGTGAAGATGCGGTGAGACAGCGCTGAAAAGGGTTAGCCAAAAACTGCTCCTCTTGCGTCAAATGTAACTTTGATTTTATTCGTATCTGCAATGTGACGCGCTTCAATTAAGGCGTTTCTGACGTACATACCAGCATAACTTTTTAAGTTATCTGGCAAATCAAGAAACCGGGCCAACCCTTCACCAAAAAGGCGGAGAAGTTCTTTCGGTTTATTTCTGGATTTATCGGCCAGCTGCCATAGGCTGATCACTTGTTCCCATGTTTCTTTATCTTCTGCAGATTCAAATTGCACTAATCGTTGCGAAATTATTAGAGCGTTGAAGGCTGGGTTAATCCAGTTGGCCATGGGTGGTGGGGATAGTGGGGATGCAGTGGGACAGTGCCAGCTCAGCCGGCCACGGCAGCCGGGTAGAACCGGGCAAGGAAGCGCTCCAACGCTTCCCGCAGGGCCGCCAGCGGGGCAAGGATCGGGGCCAGGGCCGGCAGGGGCAT